CGCGTATACGAGGAGGGCGACAAGGCCTTCGCCGAGCTGAACCTCAACCTGAAGACGACGGCAGGCCGCGATTGGCACCAGGCGCTGTTGTTCGATCTGGAAACCGGCGAGCCGGTGCAGGAATGGTCCTATGGCTACAATATCGTCGACATGGACTATCGCGTCAGTGGTAACAGCCGGGTGCGGGTGCTGAAGAAGCTCGACGTCGACGAGGTCTCGCCCGTGCTGCGCGGCGCGGGGATCGGCACCAGGACAATCGCCATCAAGGGCGCTAAGCTGCGCGAGGAGCATTTCGCGGGATTGATCGCCGACCTTGGCGCGGTCGCCACCGCGATTGACGCCGATCCTTCCGCGATATCGGCGTCGGGGCTGAAGCAGCTGCGGGAGATCAACGAGGCGATCGACCGCGTGCTGGCCGGTGACGATGGAATGGGCGATCCGTCGAAGGCTGCCTCGACGGTCGCAACCGATACGGCGCTGACGCATGCGATGATGCACAACCAGAGCCGTCGGCGCTTCGGCCTCTGATCGACGCGGGAGGGCGCTCAGCGATGCTGAAGGGGGCCACCTGCCCGCCGCTCCCCCCTCTTATCGCCGTGTGAGCCCTCTTAGCACTTCTTAGGGGCTAATCGATCGGCCTGCCTCCCCCTCCATTGCGAGGTGGCGGCGGGCCGGTTGTCATTTGGGGTCCGGTTCGTCTAGACAGGGATCGATCACCGCATCGCTGTCGCACGCTGCGCCGGACACGTGTCCGGGGCGCTTGCTCCTTTGCGCTGCTGCCACATGGGCCGGACGCCTCGCCTTCGCGGGGACAGGCATTCCGACCCATAGGGAGCAGCAATATGACGGTAAAGAGTTTGACCCTGAAGGCCGCGCGCGAGAAGGCGCAGAAGCTTCAGGATGACCTGGGCACGGTGTTCGCCGAAGCGAAGACCGATGACGGCCAGTATGATTACAACAAGGTCGAATTCTTCGGCGCCGAGCTGAAGGGGAAGTCGATCGACGTCGCCAAGCGGGTGAAGGAACTCGACAGCGAACTCAACGAGGTCATGGAGCATGTCGAAACGCTCCAGAGCGCCGAGGAAGCCGCGAAGTCGCACGGCAACCGCGAAAAGGCGCTTCGCGGCTTCACCCTGCCGGGCGGTGGCGGCGGGTCGAAGGGCAGCCGCGAGCCCGACTTCAAGTCGATCGGTGAAATGGCAACCGAAACCAAGTCCTTCCAGGATTGGCTCGCGAAGGGCTGCCCCGATGGCGTCACGATCACGCTCGACGTGAACCCGAGCGACATGCTGGCCGGTGCGCTCGACTTCAACACGATGGGCGGCGCCAAGGCTCTGATGTCGACGGGTGCCGGCTATGCGCCGCAGAGCATCCGTCAGCCCGGATATGTCGAGGCGGTGACCCGTCCGATCCAGATGCTCGACATCATCCCCACCTTCCAGACCAGTCAGCCGACGGTCAAATATATGGAAGAAACTACCCGCGTCCACGGCGCGGCCGAGGTTGCCGAGGGCGGCGCCTATGCGGAATCGCAGTTCGTCTTCACCGAAAAGGAAGCGCCCGTTCGCAAGATCGGCGACAGCCTGCCGGTCACCGACGAGCAGCTTGAAGACGAAGCGATGATGCAGGGCTACGTCACCACGCGTTTGCCCTTCGGCGTCCGCCAGCGGCTGGACGGTCAGACGATCGTCGGCAACGGCACCGCTCCGAACCTGCGCGGCCTGAAGAATGTGGCCGGTACCCAGACGCAGGCGAAGGGTGCCGATCCGGTGCCCGACGCCTTCTACAAGGGCATGACCAAGGTTCGCCTGGTCGGCCGGGCGATCGCAACGCACCACGTCATGCATCCGACCAACTGGGAGGGCATCCGCCTGCTCCGCACGGTCGATGGCGTTTACATCTGGGGCAGCCCGAGCGAGGCCGGCCCGGACCGCCTCTGGGGTCTGCCGGTCGTCCAGAGCGATGCCGACGCCGCAGGCACCGGCTATGTCGGCTCGTTCCGCCCGGACACGGTCAGCCTGCACG